CGGGGCGTGGATATGAATCACTACCTGTGTACGTAAAGCACCAATAGATTTGACGTGGTTCTTGTTCGCGTGTTAGGTAGTTGTATTTAGGAATGAATTCAGGTGTGTTTTTCTTCTTGCGAATGTTTGACCAGTCGTAGCTGTGAAAGATTCCTATCTCGCTTTCGTCTTCTTGATTCACCGCAATACGGCATTCTTCAAATGGTATCGCGTTAAGCTTCGATATAACAGTGCGGTCATTGCTCCAAATTACTTCGATGAAGAAACCGCCAAATAACTTCAAATCCTTTGCGCATGCATAGGTCAAAGTATCGATGTGCAGCGCATCTAATTCAGCTTGATATTGCTCCGACTGAATGCCCTTGCCTGCAATCATGTCACCAATAGCCACAACGAGTGAACCATGCACTGGTGATTCGTGCGATAAGTCACGTAGATACTGCGGAAAGTCGTTTTGATCTCCGTAATTCACCCAACCTTTGCGGTCCACTTTTTCTGCATCGCTCTTAGCTACATATTCACTAAGCTTCAGCGAAACTATATTTGATTCGTTATGGTTCATAGATTATATCGTTTGGAATGGTATTGACAGGTACGTCAAACCAACTTGTATTGTCATTTAAAACAGCATATCCACGCTCAACAATGCCAACAACTGCGGCATTAGTAGGATTTGTATTGCTTGAAGAATTCTGTCCGTACACTTCGTAGCGGTATCTACCTGCCAAAGTTAAACCAACTGTGCTAATAGTAAGCTGTGTAACACGCACCGTTTCATTAACAATAGTAGCAACCTGTGCAAGGTCACTTCCGGTGGTGCTATTTTCTTCGTGTGTGAGAATGATTAGGTAGTGCGTGAATGCTGTGCTGTAATACTGTCGCGCTTCGTCAAGTGATAGATACACTTGCTGGTTGGCTGTATTTGTAGTTAGATATATCATTAGCTTCTTTAATTAAAAAGGGCAAGTCAAAGATAACCTGCCCTTTTCTTCAATACAACAAGACACACAGAACGGAAAACAAAGCTTAGTAAGCAGGACTTACAGTAATGCCGGCAAAGTTGTCAAAAGGAACACTTGTATAAGGTTCAAGGTGAACGGCTGGAGCAAGTTCTTCAGCAATCAAAGTAACTTGATATCCCATCAAATCTGCTTTCTGCGCACCTGATTGAACAGTTCCTGCAGTCATTTGCGCTCCTTCGCCTGCACCAACCAAAAGTATTTGATCGTCATTAGTGCGAACAAACACAATAATTTTTGCTTTGGCAACATTCAAGAATTCATTACGCTTTTCCTGATTTAACTTACCGAAAGTCCATCCAACTTCCTGCGAAAAAAACAGTGTACCTGTTTCCAAATTCTTTTGCACCGTTTCAATGTACGAACCTGAATTGCGGAATGGAACATAACGATAGATGGTTGCAGTAGGCAATCCATCAACTTCGCCATCAGTACCACCATAAGTAATACCAGTTTGAAAATCTTCGTAGTTGGCAATAAGCACTTCCTTAACTCCACCGATGCCTTCAAGACAATCTAATGGAAAGCCGCTGGTTAAATTACAAGCCATATTATTATTTTTTTAATTGGTTAAAAGGGGGCTGTTACACCCCCTTCTTATTTTATTGATTATGCACCCCAGTAGGTGATGTCTTCGGCAACAGCAATCTGCGCTCCGAGGTAGAAACGTGCGCCGTAACGAACGTTCTGTGAGCCGTCAAGATTCTGCATGTCCAAAATGAACACTTCGTTCATTTGGTTCTCCTGCCATGTACCCAACATCAAGTTGCTTGGTTGAGCGAAGATGATATTGTTAGCAGTCATACCCGGACAAACGTAGATTTCGTACATACCAACAAAACGCTTAGATACTTCAGGACCACCTGTCAAGTACCAACCGTTGCCAGCAGCAATCTGTGCTTGCATGTAAGCTTCCCATGCAGCTTGTCCCATGTAGATAGCTGGCTTTTCAGCAGCACCTTTCACAGCAGCAGGAGCAGTGTTGATTACGTCCCAAATGGTAGCGATAATGTTAGTGTCGCTCAATGCGCCTGAACCCGCAGATACAGCACCTGAACCACCTGCCTTGATCAAAGTCTCGAATCCATCGTACTGACCAGCTGTAGCGTTTACACCTGACCACATGATAGTCTCGTTTGCAGCTGCGATACCACCTACCAAACGCTCGATAATAGCATCTTGGATTTGAGTGTTTACGCGACCTGACATTACATCGGCTGTAGACCAATCTGTGAAGAAGTCCTTCTTACAGATTTGACGCTGAACTTGAAATTCTTCCAAAGTCAAAATGCGCTCGGTCAAAGTGATTGTTCCTGTTGGCGTGAAATCACATGTTCCTGCCGCAAATGATACGGTATCATCAATTTTACGTACTACTGATTTGTAAGGTACGTTTGGCTTCATTGTAACGTACTGTGCAGATACGTTAGACAACAAAGCTTTTGCTACGATTTCACCAGCTAATTCACCTGCATAGGTGGTGGTGAGTGAAGTTGTTGTTGGCATTTCTAATTAAAATTTATGAGGTGAATTAATTTACTTTTTAGAACGAATGCTTTCCATGAAGTCGCTGAATGAGTGACCATTCGATGCAACAACAGGCGCAGCGTTTTTCTTAAATTCTTGAGATTTAACTGAAGGAACAGCAGGTGCTTTCTTAACCGAAGCAAGTTCAGCTTTTACTGTTTCAACTTCATTTTTTGCAGATTCAACGGCTGCGCTGAGTTCAGTCTTTTCAGTTTCAAGTGCAGCAATGCGCTCCGACAATGAACCGATTACAGCTACGAGGTCTTCGCTGCTCATTTCAGTTGATTGTTCTTCGCGTTCGATTTCGGCAATGAGACCATCTTCGCCTACGACTACTTTGGTCACACCGTCTTCTAATAGGTATTCGCCTGCAGGAACCGGCACTGGGTTACCTTCAGCATCTTGCGTGTAGATATCCACACCTACTACCCACTCATCAGCGGTAGAATAGATTTTTGTACCATCATTCAAAGTACCTTCTACAGCAAACTTTAATTCCGTTGCAGCAGCTTCTTCTTCGAACTTGATACCAACGCTTGAAGGATCAATGCCGTACTTAGAGAATACGGATTTGATTTGTTCTTTTATGTTTGACATCGATTTATATTTGGGTATAGTAGCAAAAACGTGATTTTGTTACATGCCAAATCCTTCTTACCTTAGCCGTATAAATAAATACACCTATTATGAAAAAGCCACAAGAAACGTTTACTAAGAAGATTTCAGTGAGATTAACCGATAAGCAATACAAAGCTGTTGTGAAAAATGCCAAAGCATCGAAGATGTCGATGGCAGAATACAGCCGCACATGTATGCTGTAGTAGATTAGTTTAGATTGTAAAAAAGAAGGGGCTCGTTTGCCCCTTTCTTTTTAATGTTAAAACCTAAAACCAATTTTATCACGATAACATGGCGAAGATAAACAAAATTTTACTTCACCAAACCACTGATGATATTTTCTAACTCAAGCACTAACTCTGCTTCGTAATTCTTTACGCCACTCATAGCCACACCGACTTCATTGAAGAAACCTTCGATGCTATAACCACGCACCTTCCCTTCCTTTACATCATTCCAAACATGGTCTTCATCAACCTTTGTCCCGATGAACCATGTGCCATCAGGTAGTTCAGGCAATCCAAGTTGAATGCTCTTATCTTGCTTTCCTTCTTTTATCCATGATTCGACAACTGTCACACCTGTAACTGGTATTTCGTGTTGCAGATTGGTAGTGTGTTGCAGATTCTTTTTAAAGAATTGATGCGCTATTGCACTCACTGTTGCCTTTTCAAAGTACACATAGTATGGCTCACCCTTTTCGTCATAGCGAAGTATCTGCTTATCTGGTATCAATGCAGGACCATACAGCATCCTTCGTTCATCATCTACTTTGGCAAGCTGCATCTTGCTTAACGCAATCCAATTTTCTTCGATTGCTGGACTATCAACAAGCCCCATTGCGGTTATTCCCAAACGACCTTCTTCGTCGATTACACACTTTACGATTTTTCTCTTATCCATTTTGCAAATTTAATTTAGTTTATCCAATACGTGACAGGTCTTCTACGTTCTCGCGAATTTCTTGTTGGCTTGCTACGTCACCTGCCAACACATACGCACGTGGTAAGTATTGGTCAGGTCTATTTGTTACAAACTGCGCAGCAAGTGGGTTGAATTGGGCAGGTTGTGTTCCTGTATCTGCACCACCACCACCACCAAACGATGGCACGCTTACATCCTGCGAACCACTACCACCACCTTCGAACTTTGTTGCCGCAATTTTAGCAATCGATGCCGCACCTGTAGTAACAGCTAATGCAAGCGAAGCAATACCAGCAGGATTAGGTACAGGTCCTATCGCAACCGGTGCAGATGCAAGTGAGGATGTGATTGCTTTAGCTGCATCTATAGTGGCAGCTCCTAACTGCAATGCCTTTTGAAACCTAAATTGTTTTCTTGCCAATGCTTCTTCTTCTTTGCTTCCCTTCTTCACCTTGCTCATGCGATTAGCAAATACAGCATCACCTAATGCATTTACAGCATTCAATCCTTTTTCGGCCCATTCTAAACCTTGCTGAATTTGTTCTAATGTACTGGTTGTAGATTCAGTAACAGCTGCTTCAGTATCTGCTACACCCTTTTGCTGTAATGCAAATAATTCATCTGCCAACTGCTTTTGCAACTCATTAGTAGATATTCCTGCTGCATCAGCCGCTGCAAATAAATCTTCATATTTTTTTGTAATTGCAAGACCTTCTTTTTCTTGGTCCGTTAACGTAGCTTCAAATTGTGCATCTTGTAAAGCCGCAAGCTTATCGTAATAGCTTTGAACTATCTGCTCACGTTTTCTTGTTTCAGCAAGCAAGGCATCAGTCTTTGCCTTTTCTTCGTCTGCAAAAGATTTAGTCGATTCTTTTTGTCTTGCTTTTTCTTTTGCATCTTGTTCATTGAGCAAACCATCACGTTGGTTAATCAATAACTTCAAATTCTTTTCTGCATCTGCAACTATTTTTTCTTGGTCCTTGCGTTCTTGTTCGGGATCAAAAATTTTCTTTACAATAAAATTGTTTACTTGGTCAAAGATTGGTGTGATGCTAATTTTCTCAATCCCTAAACCTAACTTATTGAGTATATCGATTGCACCATTTACGAAACCTTCAAAGAATTCTGCAATCTTGCGCTGTGGAAACGTGACAAAGTCAAGGAACGTTTGAAGATACTTTGCGTTTCTTTCAGCTGCTGCTATTTGTGCAGCCGCTTGTTGTTTGCTTGTTTCAACTACAACCTGTTGTTCAAGTATTGCGCTATTTAATTGCTGAAGTTTTAAATCGGTTATCTGCTTTTCAGTTAAGCCCTGACGCTTTAGCGTTTGTTCAGTTTGACCTATCAAATCAAACTGCTCTTTGGCTGTAGCCGCACGTTCCTTTTGAACATTCAATGCCTTTTGTTCGGCATCAGTAATGCCATCAACTAAGGACAAAAGTTCTTCAGCGTAAACAATAGCACCAGCTATTGCGGCACCAATCAAAAATATCGGATTGGTCAATAATGCTTTACCTACTGAAGCGAATGCACTACCAATGCTCTTGATTCCATCAGCAATATCACCCGGCTTGATTTCGCTGATATTTTGTGCAAGTAGTTTTGCACCTTCTGCAGCACCTGTAAAGTCAAGTGATGCAATACGTGATGTAACGAGACCAAGTGAACCGCTGACCTTTTCAAATGCACCACCTGCCTGTGTTCGTATTGCTTCGGCAGCATCTTGAATTTTATCCTTTAATTCACCTGCCGCCTTACTAAGTTCACGATATTTTTGGGTTTGTGGATCAGTATTAGCCAACTGCGCCTGTAATTCGCGCAACTGTGCTTTCAGCGACTGACCTGAAACATCAACAGCATCAATGGCACTTTCTAATTGCCTAAGATTCTGCTGACTTTTGGTGGTGTCAATTTCAAATGTCCTTACAATAGAATCAGCCATTAGTAAATAAGTTTAGATAGTAAATAGATAAGTCCGAAAAACAAGATGGTGCGCCATGCATACAGCGTGACAAACCAAAGAATACGCTGCCACTTACGTAGCGAGTAGTTGTGTTCCTTCTTTGTTGCGATGCCTAACTGAATGTAGCGCATTGAGTTTTTGATTGAATCCATTATGTTGTTTTTGATTGTTGGTATTGTAGTGATGAAGTGATAAAGAACGCATCGGGATAAGTGCCACCTGTGAATGTGACGTTTATGCGATGTTCATCTGTATTGGTTGCAGTATCGATTCCAAATGTGAACACGTTTGCACCTACCGCACCTATTGTGCTTAGTGTCGTGATTGCACTGGCAATGGCAACACCACCTACCTTTTCAAGTGTAAAGTGATGAATCGAAGTTTCACTTGCACCTGTTGCATCTTTAATCGTTACATTCCAAAAGCAACTCCATAGCGTATCATCGGGCATTTCAATATATTCATTTGCCACACCTTCAATGTATAAATTTGCAACCTGTCCTGATGTTGTAATAGTTGG